CTCTAACTTCATTTGGAGTTAAAATTTCATTCCTTGTAAGTTTGTCCGACAACTCAGCTAATTCTGAGATAGGCACAAGTTTAAACATGTCTCTGAAATACTTTATTGATTGTCCTTGTGTCCTTGCCGTCTTTGTTAGGAATTTACGTCTCATCTCATCCACGATAGCGTTAGCGAATGGTTCTATAGTCCTATTATAGTAGTTGAGTATCTCTTCCTCTTTAGCAGTACCATCAAATATCCCTTGTGTCAAACCTAACTGGTTATATAACATGCTCGTTAACTTATCTACTTGATCCATAAGCTGATTCTCTGCTGGTCGATTTAGTTGTGTAACTTTCTCTGCGGCATCTATGTAAGCTATACCATACTTCGAGTTAGACATTTGTTCCTCAACTTGTTTCCGTCTTGCTTCCGCTTGCTCTTGTTTCTTAAGTGTTTTTATAGTGTATGGTAACTGAATTATTATATCTAGTTTACCGGTAATATTCCGTTCATCAGCAACATCCAACAAGTCTAATTTGTTAGTCAGTCGCTTTAGCAATGAATTTGGTTCATTCATTATTGCATAAAACGGATTCTCCACTATAGAAACCATACTTTTTGGCACTTCTACCTGTTGGTGTACTCCATCTATATCGTTATATAAATCAACGATAATTCGCTCAGGTAACCATTCAGTTATCTTACCCACTCGAATGATATCTATATCATAACCACCCGTAGTTACTTCGGGGTTAATAGATGTTTCTATTGGTACCATAGCAACAAAACCTTCATCACACATTGAATGTACCACATCTTGAATGAATTGTCTACCACTTTGGTCAATATTAGCTTCAAGTGTAAGTATATCATTTAAAGCAGAATTTATTGTAGCTTTGTACTTATCGTCATTATCTAGACGCACATGTTTAAAATCTAAACTAGCCACATCAGTAGCAATTCTACTATATATTGAACTGACCATAGACGCTTTACTGTTATAATACGTGTATGTTTTATCTGGGCGTATATTAGTGCCGGAGTGATAATTGCCGTAGTTCTTGGATTCTGTGGGGTCTCTACTCGTAAACACATTCCATGTATGAGCCAGATGACCCAATAATGATCTCTTCAATTTAATCCTCCCCTAGTCAAAACTATCTCTATGAAGTTTATATGCCACATAAGCATCCATCATAGCCGCAACACTGTCTATTTTTCGATCGTGTCGCATTTTAAGTAACTTTCTATTACCATTTGTATCCTCGAGTGTTATTGCATTACCCATACAAAAAGTCATCATCTCTTGATCAAATTCTAGCATTCGCTCACTAGCTAAATGCTTTAAATCACCTAATGGTACCGATTCCGTTTTAGATCCCTGGATGACTTTTTCTACACCATATGCACCATTCTCAGAAATCCATCTTTCTATAAAAGCTTTTGCATTATATGTATCATAACCAACGGCTTCTATTGTGTACTCGTTTTCATCTATATGTATTTCTAAATCCTCATAGATTGTATCCATGTCCAACACAGTACCTTCCATGATTATTAAACTACCCTCATTCATGAAGTCGTTATACTTAATTCGCATAGCAGCTTGTAAACTATCTAATGTTTTCCGTGTAATATAACATCGTGTCTTTACACCAAATCCACCAATTGATAATGGGAATAAGAATGTAAATGCACAGAAGTCATCGCCTTGAGATAAATCACACCCCATAACACAAGACATCTGCCAAAAGTCATTAGCTCTATGTTTTAGTGTTTCCTCATATGTAAAGAAATATGTATAGCCTTCCATAGGAATACCAAAACGTTTTGCTAATATATCATTTCTTGATGCTGGTGAATTTTCTGCTTTTTCAACATCTAATTGATATGTCTCATATGAAACAGTTTTACCAATATTTGGTTGTGCTTTTATCCACATACTTGGATCCGCTACTTCTTGGACATTATCAAGTTTATAATACCAGATAGATATATGGTTAGCCATATACTTACCTCTTAGTATGTCGTTTAACTCCATTTTGATTGTATCACCACTACCGTTTCGAACAGTTCCTTCAGAGCTTGTTGCTATTATTAGATAGTCATCTAATTTAGATGCACCCTGTTCAATAGCTCCAATAACATCTTCTCTTAAGTCTCCAGAGAGCCACTCATCGACAGTAGCTATTTTACAACGAAGTCCTTGTAACTTGTTGATACGCATTGGTCTAATCTCTAATAGAGAACCAGTTAAGAAGTTTTCAACACCCTTCTTAGTAGATGTTAGTTTAACTCTATTTGACTTAGATCCAGTAGTGTTATAAATAGAACCGTCTGTTAGAAATTTAAACAGAGGTCCTCTGGCTCTAGTGATAGATGTTCTTATAGGCGACATAACTTCTTCGGCTTGTTTCATTGTAGGTGCTGTTGTGATTTGATGTGTTGTTGATGTGTCTACATTTAGGTAGAAGTTTTGTATGAATGACTCATACATAGACTTCGCAGCACCTCTGGCTACTATTAAATATTGTTTTTTTATTAATCTCTTTTTAACAACAGTATCAACATAATTGCCACCATGCCCATCTACATTTGGTACATATACACTTTTCTCTATATAATAGTACCAACCAAATACTTGTTCTCCCCAAACTTTAAACGTATCCAGCATATGTAGATCCGAACCATCAGTTAATGTTAATTCGCCTTCACAATATGAGATCCAACCTTCAACAGCTTTATCATCATAATATATTGCTGGATTCTCTATTAGAGCATCAATTCTATTCATTTCTAATGAGATTTCCTCATTAACTGGAATGTCACCTCGCATCACAGCATCTCTAAACTCACCGTAATATCTAGGTGTTGCTGTATTAGAAAGTCCCATTAACCACCTACTTTGTTTTTGGTTTTGGAGCTATATATTTCATAGCTTCTGTCATGTCAAATTTCTTTTCACCAGCACTTCGAAGACCATATGTTAGTACACCTTCTAACATTTTCTTAGCTGTTTTTTCGCCAACTTGACTAATAATCCTCGTAACCATAGTTTTTCCAGGATGAAGATCAGCATTAGTAAGATCTTTAAGTTTCTTTTCATTTTCTAATCTTGCTATTTTATCTTTTAAACTTTTATCAGAGAGCCGTCTACGGTTTTTCATATCAGCGTCCCGTTTAACTTTTGCTGTAGCCGCTTTCCCAGTTTCTACACTAGTTGATCCCGATCCACCTTTTCGGCTACCCCATTTCATACCAAGTATACCAAAATGTTCTATAAACTTGTCTTTTGTTTTTATATTATTCATTGTTATCCCTCCGCTAAAATAGAAATATCCCACGCATATTCTTTAATTTGTTTCTCGATTGCGGATACGAGAAATGAATTTTGAGGAGGATCAAATATTAATCTTACAATCAAATAAATGTACGTTTTAACCATATCTAACATATTTATACTTGTATCCCCTAATAATTCAGACCACAACTCAGTATCTTCAGTAGTTACTCTAAACCCTATAGGTGGTACCACACCTATTAAATATATTTTAGAAATTGCGGAATTAATATGTATAGTAACATCAACATCAAAAGAAGTGTCTTCGGGATCTAACCCAAGCATAGTCTTTATTGAAGCTAATATGTTATCCATTATATTATACCTCCATTAAATATTCTATCATGACATAACCTATATCAGAGCCACTATTAACCCTCACCCATAGGTCATTAACCGTAGATATTACATTAACTACTGTCCCTCTAGTAAGTATACCATTATTGCAAATCAAAGCTTTTTTTGATGGATTCTGTCTTAGCGCTAAGGCATGCACATCGACTAACATTTCAGTTCCCGATTGTATTGATCTTTTTACTTCTGGAGCTTCTACTTCTGGAGCTTCTACTTCTGGAGCTTCTACTTCTGGAGCTTCTACTTCTGGAGCTTTGTACATTTTTCCATATTTTTTCATATTCTTATTCCTCCTAAATTATTGTGCCCATGGCACTTGATCATTTCTTGTTCTAGTGACAACTTCCTGTTTATATCGAATAAGCCCATAATGAATATAATCATGAGTATTCTTTGATGTACATATTAAATTATCTAGGTCATATACTATAGGATTTCCTTGTAATATATCATCTACTGTTATTGGTATAATATGATGTACAATAATCATATCGTGAATTTCGTAATCATCATTTAACATACCAAGATCGCGACCCATATCTCTAATAATAACGTTTCGTCTAATGCGACGCCACTCTTTTGATTTGTAAAAATCTTGATTTATATATCGGAGATGCCCAAAAGTTTCAGCACCAACTACACCTGATAATTTTAAATAGTTAATTCGCTCATCAAATGTTTCTAAGCACATTAGCTCAATATAACTAGTCATTAGTATCACCACTGTATGTTTTAAATGCTTTGAGTGCTTCATCCATTAAAGCTTTACCATCAGCCGCATTATTAATAGCTTTTGTTTTTGCTTCTAATAAAATAATCTCTTGTTTAAGTTTCTGTCTTTTTAATTGAGCCTCAACAGTTCCTTCTCGTGCATATATAGATAATATTTGTGATGCCGCAGTGCCTTTTAGAATACGACGTTTAACCTCATCTATAGATATGCTGATTAATTCTTGTTCAATTGCTTCAATTGTTGTGCCTGGCCTTCTTTTTGTTTCAGCCATTTTATTCTCCTTTCAAAATACTTAAACTATACTTTTTCCCACTAAGGCTCCATTAAATATTATTATTCGTCATATATATTATACTATCAGAAAGGAGAATAAAATGATTAAGGAGTACGCATAATACCATTGTCCTAATAATTTAATGGAGCTTTGCTGGGAAAAAGACCCCCCGGAGATTTTTTTAAG